TTGATTGATTAGCATACTCTCTGGTGTATTCTGGTATTTTAGATACATCTAGATACTTAATAATGAAAGGATGTGTCCATTTGTTAATTGATCTTTCGCATGCCTTACTTGCTGAACCATGTCTGCTATCATAACCGATGTACAATGTTGGTTTCTTTTTGAACATATGCTTTATATTAGCATAGTGTTCATCGTAATTGACTTGATAGTTAATAGTTTGGAAACACTCTAGATTACCCCAACCTGCACCATTCACAACAAAGTTTAATTCAAACTCACCCTCTTTGTACATATGGTTTTGCCAAAAGATATCACAATACATTTCAAAATCTAAAGCAGGATATTCTCTAAACAACTCATAAGGATCCCATACGATAACATTAGGATTCCAATCTAACCATCTGAGTGCATTAACTCTACCTGTTCCTGGATGTACATGATAACTGAAAGCAAGTTTTTGATTTGGGAAGTTATCAAATGTTAGCACACCTTGTGGTGGGTATTCTAAACCATTGTTCTTGATATTATGAATAAGGAAATGCATCTTATTGAAATGATACATCCTATTTTGTTCTTCTGTTCTATGTGGTAATGTAGATCCGATTACCTCATACTTGTGCTTGTATGTAAAGTAATCTGTAATTCTAAATGTTGTATCTGGTTTACCATTATTGATACGAGAGTCCACAACCTTTAGAGGCACATATCTACATGCTCCAGGAAATGCTTTGAACCATGCTTTTGCTTTGGGTGCTTCGTCACCCTTTTTCTTTAGTGTTTCAAAGGTCTGCGATTCTCTAGGGAAGTCTTCGATAATCATAATATAATCCTCAAGTATATTCTACTATATTTAGACAGTACTGTAAAGGTGGTTTTAAGAGTTTTGTATGTCGAAGTATGTGTATCTAAATGTAATAGATGATGAGAGTGCTGCGACATCAGTTGACTCACTACTCATTTGAAACCCACCTAATGTGATTGGGAAGGCATCATAGAAATGAACAATTTTGTTAGGATTGTTTTTGTTTGTGTTGATAACAATCATAATATCTTCATACTGTTCTAAATCACTACCAACACCAGTGTAGGTATTAGTAGAGTTGCTTCTTGTACCTGTCAAAGATGCAAAATCAGTAGGTGCACTAGCAGGAGTAATAGACTTCATCCAATCGTAAACTTCACTATAATTCGTTAAGTCTTCATCAACCAAAAAGTTTACAGTCAATTCACCAAACGATAACTTATCTCCAGGGAAGAATGCGTTTACACCTATGCTAGTTGCTAAGATTGCTTCTGAGAAACTTACATCAGGCACATTAACACCAGTGCAGAAGAATTCTACATTAGGGAGTTTGGGTAGAACCAATCTAAAAGAGGTTGGTTGTAAGTATGATTTGTTCGTTGGTGTTGCCATATTAGTATTTATAATAAAAAAAGGGCAGATAAATCTGCCCTTTAAGATCTTTTATAATCAAATTATAAAATGTTAGATACTGCTAATTTTCTGTAGTAGAAGTTTGTACCAGCAGTCGCTAATCCATCAGAAGGAGTTGATCCAACGAATGGGTTAGAGATCATTCCATATCGAGTTTTGAACCCAATTTTTGGTTGGAATGTGTTCTCACCTACTGCACGAACCATTTGTAATGGAACATATGGGCAATAGAAAAGACCTGCGTCATAAGGGTTTGTACCTCTGTATCCTACTGTTAAATAGTCAACACCAGCATATGGATCAACATACACTTTGAATCTTCCATTTAAAACACCTGCGAAAGTGTTTCCAGTATCGTCAACATTAAGACCAGTTTGAAGAGCAGGAGCATAGTCTAACACACCTGACATTGCTAGAGCACTAGCGACGTCTGATGAACATAGAACCATGTTACCTTTTCCTCTTCTTGATTCTTTAGCAATTGTATTTGCTTCTCTTTCGATTTGGAAAAGAAGACCTTTGAATTTTTCAACTGACCATCTTCCGTTAGCATCTACATCCAAGTTGAATGTACCAGGAGTTGATGTTGCAGCAGCACCAGTTTTTGCCTGGATGTTAACTGTTCTAACAACTTCTCTGTTGATTTCTGCTAAGATTTCTGAAGATAGAATGTTTGCTAATTCTGCTTCTGCGTCAAGACCATGAATTGCTTTAAGGTCTTGTGCTAATTCCATTGTGTATTCTGCTTTCAATGCTCTTGATTTTGCAGTAACAGTTGCTTTCTCGATTGAGAATGCCATTTCTGCGAAAGAGTTTGAACCAGAATCACCCAATGCCTCAGCAGTTGCTGTAGACATACCTGTTCCAGTTGTATCTTCATAAGAAGGTGAAGATGTATCAAAAGGATCAGTGATCTGTGCTGATAAAGGACCAGCAGCAGTTGGGTTTGCAGCACTAGAGAAACTAGTGACTGGCTCGTTAATACCTAATGCTTCTGTTTTGCTTGTTCTAGCAACTGAAGGATAGTCGTTGTATCTTGCTTTCATTGCGAAGATAAGACCTGTAGGTCCAGTCATTGGCTGAACACCACAAATGTCATATGCGACTAAGTTAGGCATTGCACGTCTAACTAATGAAATTAGGATAGGATCCCAATTAGATATTGGTGCTCCTGTAGAGTTTAAAGGTGCTGCTTCTGCAAGCATTGCAGCATCTTCTCTCAATGCTTTTTCTTGGTTTTCAAGAATAACAGTTGTGACTGCCTTTCTGTAGGGATCCTTGATCTCTGAGACTTCAGGATGCTCTAGAATAGGTTGCCACTTTTCTTGTAATTGTTCTGTCATAAACATAGTTAATTACCTTTCTCCTATTTTGAGGTTAGTGGTTTGACCTTTGATACGAATTCTGCGTACTTTGCCATTGTTGGATCAACAGGTTTCTCAGTTGACTCAACAACTGTATCAGTCCATTCATCCTGACCTTCTTCAGAACTTTCTATCAAAGTGTCTTCGGTTTTCTCTGTAGGAAAATATGCTTCTTTGATTTCAGAAATTTTGTTGCCAAAATCTTCTTTGTCTTGGAAGTCAACTTTTTCACTTAGAGAAAGTAATTTTTCTTTCTGTGCTTCAGATAAATCTGCACATGCTTCATTGACTACTGACTCTCTTTGGAATCCATCAATCTCTTCTTGAAGTTTCATATTTCTTTCAACTTCTGAGTTTAATTTTTCTTCCATTTCATCAAGTCTGTTTGCCAACTCGTCCATAACATCGTACTTCTCTTCTGGTACTTCAACATAATGCTCTACGAATAGTGCTTTGAGTCCGTCTATGAAGTTCTCTGTCATTTCAGATTTAAGACCTCTTTCTATTGCGAGTTCGTTTTCTTTAACCCACTCTTCTGCAATATATGAGAGGTACTTATCAACTTGCTCTGAGAGTGCAGATTTGCTTTCTTCCACAGCAGTTTGATGTTCGTTTGAGTATTGCTCTGCTAGTTCTTTCTTGATAGCATCAACTTTAACAGCAACAGCAGATTCAAAGATAGTTTGTGCCTTTGCTTTGTTCTCTTCG